AGAGATCCGGCGCAAGTATTACGGGGATCAACCGCTGAATGACGAACGGGACGATCTGTTTACCTCGCAGATCACGGCGCCGGCGGCAGTTCCTACCAATGAGCTGCCTTCCACAGATACCCTGACCGGCAACCAGCCGCCGCAGATTAACACCCAGGAGCCGCCGGCAACCGACCAGCCGCCGGCAGCCAACCCGGAAGATGAGCCCAACCCGGATGATATGCCGGCGCTTATGTCCCAGAAAACCTGGCGGGATCTGGAGCTCTGGCAGTGGAAAGCGCTCAAGGCGGTCAAGGATGGGCATTCGGCCGCGGTCGAATTTGAGACCAGTCACATCCGGCCATCGATCGCCGGCGCGATCGCGGGATCGCTGGAGGCAGCGCGCAGCCTGGCCGATGTGCGCGCCATATTTGCCAATGCGGCGGAGTGGAGGAATTACCCGTAATGCCAGACGTGATTGGCCGGGATGAGCTGGAACGCAGGCTGGCGCGGGTGGTATCCGCCGAGCAGCGCAAGCAGCTGAACGCGCTGCTGGAGCTGCTCGGGGATCCGCCGGATCCGGCGCGCGTGCCGCCCGATTTCTGGGCCAACGGTGGAGCCTCGCTGCGTTCGGCAGTCGAACCGGTGCTGCGGGATGTGTACCTGGGCCAGGCGCAGGCCTTGCTGGCGGAGATCTCGATCGGCGTGGATTGGGCGCTGGTCAACCAGGCGGCGGTCACCTGGGCGCGGCAGTATACCTTCGACCTGGTGAAAGGCATCACCGAAACCAACCAGCAGCTGCTCCAGACCGCCCTGGGCGATTATTTCCGCAACCCGGTAACGATCGCAGAGCTGGAAAGTAAATTGGTCGGCGCCTTTGGGCCGGTGCGGGCAGAGATGATCTCGGTCACCGAGATCACGCGGGCGGCAGCGGAAGGCGAGCAAGCGGTGATCGACCGATTGATCGGGGATAACCCGGGCATTGAAGCGATCGATGTCTGGCAGACCAACCGCGACGACCGGGTGTGCATTATATGCGGACCGCGTCATAACAAACCGCGTGGGCCCATCTGGCAGGATAATCCGCCGGCACATCCGCGCTGCCGGTGCTGGCTGAAGCGCGACTTCCGGAGATCTAATGCCTGACGATTTTGAAATTACCGCGACGGTGGATATCTCCGACCTGCAGCGCCTGGCTAAGAAGCTGAATGTGGTGCCGGCGTTGAAAGACGGCGTGGAAGCTGCCGGCATTTACACCAAAGGCGAGATGAGCGAATACCCGCCGCTGAGCGAAGCCAACCTGCCGGGGCCTTACCCGAAGACCTGGTACGTGCGCGGCACGGGATCCTTCTGGGCGCTGAAAGGCGGCGGGTTCCACAGCAGCCATTCCTCTCAGACCCTGGGGCGGCGCTGGACCTCGAAACCGATGGATGGCGGGATGGGCGCGGTGATCGGCAACAATGCCGGTTATGGACCTTACGTCCAGGGCAAGAAACAGACGCCAGCTCACAAGAAACGCGGCTGGAAGACAGCCCAGGAGTTCGTCAAGACGCAGAGCAAGCACATCCGAGACATCATCGGGGATTTTATCCAGGCCCGGATTGCCGGGCGAAAGTAAGAAAGAGGCAAAAACGATGTCGTTACTAACAGTGGTGGTCGTACTGATCGTGGTGGGAATTTTGCTGTGGTGTGTCAACACTTATATTCCCATGGATGCCAAAATCAAAACCATCCTCAATGTGGTGGTCGTGATCGTGGTTGTGGTCTGGCTGCTGACCGACGTGTTTGGCCTGCTGCCGGCGATCAACTCCATTCGGATTGGGAGGTAGAAAATGGCTGATCAAACTGGTGCGATGATAGCCTTGATGATCCCGCCAGTCATAGCGGATCAAATAAAACTGAGCATGGATGGCGCGCTGCCGACAGAGGAAATGCACATCACCCTGGCTTATCTCGGAGAAACGCAGGATCTACCCGAGGATGGCCGGGGCAAAGCATTGGAAGTGGTGAAAGCGGTCGCGGCCCAAAAACCCATTAGCGGAACGATCAACGGCAGCGGGCGTTTTGTCAATGCAGACACCGGCCAGGATGCGATCTATTTGAACTTTGATGCGCCGGAATTACCGGACCTGAGAGCGAAAATTATCGACCAATTAAAACAGGCAGGCCTTCCGGCGGTGGAAAATCATGGATTTTCACCGCATATTACCCTGGCCTATGTCGACCCTGGAATGGACATGCCCAAAATCGAGCTGCCCGGCGAACCGGTGACGGTGGCAGGCCTGACGCTGGCCTGGGGAGAAGAGCAGGAAACGGTCCCGTTTGGCAATCCTGAAGCGGCCAGCAGTGATGAAACACCTGCGGAAGATAATTCCGCCAGTATGCCCGCTCAAATGGGGAATAAAGCGGTCAAGGCAGCCGGCGATTGGGAACTGGATGTCCTGGGCGTGCCCTTCGGCGGTCCAGACGGCGGCAAAGATTCGGACGGCCAGTTCTTCAGCGCGCGGACCAACATCCACCGCGAATCCTATCCAACCATCCCCGCGGTCTATTACCACGGGCTGAGCCCGGAAGGCCGGCCGATGGGCGAGCCCGAGATCATCGGCAAAGCACAATACCTGCGGGTCGGACAGGAGGGCCATTGGTGGCATGTCATACTGGATAAATCCAGCGAATTCGCCAAACGAATTTGGGACTCTGCCCAAAAGGGAACCGCGCGCGCCTCGAGCGGGACCATCGATTACCTGGCGCGGCTGCTGGTCAACGGCGTGAAACGAATGTACGACAAACTGGTGGCGGGCGAAATCATCAACTGGCCAGTGGCTGAACTGTCATTGATCGACGCCGACGGCAAGCGGCAGCCGGCGAACAATTACGCGGTGGCGCTGCCATCGGCAAAAAGTGTGTTCGAGCGGGCGGGGTTGAACCTGCCCGATATCAAACCCGAAACCGGGTCGGATGATCAAGGCGAGGAATCGCGATCGGAAGGAACGGCCAAGGGCAAATCTAAACAAGGAGTTTTGGAAATGGACGAGAAAGATTTGCTGAAATTGCTGGACGAGCGCGATGCTCGCAGAGCCGCCGAAGAAAAAGCCAAAGCCGATCGCGAGACTGAACTCCAGGCTCGGGTTGCTGCCGCTGTTAAAGCGGAAAAAGAAAAATGGGATGCTGAGGCCGCGAAGAGCCGCCGGTTGCCGCTGGGCATGCCGCTGGTGGCTCAGTTTGCCGCGACCCGCAAGTACGATAATCTGAGCACCGCCGATCTGGCCCTGGTGATTGATGCCCAGCATGGTTTGCATGCTGCCTCCGCCAACACCAGCCACCAGATGCCCGACGTTTCGGCGGCCGCGATTGAGGCCCTGGCGCTGAAAGTTGCCCGCATCGAGAATGACAAGGTGAGCGGCGATACCGCCGGGTATGCCAAGTCTGCCCTGAAAGCGAGACTGGGCAGCGAACTGACTGACGAAGCGATCAAGGCCGCGACGGACCCGAACTACGTCTATACCGCGATCGGCACGGAATGGGTAGGCACAGCCTATTCCAACCAGATCTGGGAGGCCATTCGGGCGGTGGCAAAGATCGTGGCGCGCATCCCGAGCGATGTGATCCCGGATGGGTATTCCTCGGAAACCGTGCCGATCGAATCCAGCGATCCCACCTGGTATAAAGTTCCCGAGGTGAGTGCGGCTGACGGCACGATGAAAGTTCCCGCAGCCACAGTGACCGCCTCGCAGGTGGCAACCGCCAACAAGAACATCACAGTGGCCAAAATGGGCGCACGGGATATGTATTCCGGCGAGCTGACCGAAGATTCGTTGATCGCCTTTGCTCCACAGCTGCGCAAGCAGTTGGAGATCTCCGGCGCGGAGATGATGGAGTATATCGTCATCGACGGTGATACAGCTACCAGCTCGAACATCAACGATATCGGCGGCACGACCTATTCGGGCGCGGCCACCTCGCTGTTCCTGCTGACCAACGGTTTCCGCAAGTCCGCGCTGGTCACCACCACCACCCAGAGCCGCAGCGCCGGCGGCAGCTTCGCGGCCGAGGATTTCTTGCTCACCGGCAAGCTGCTGGGCGCGAACGGCCTCGGGATGAGCGATCCGACCAAGTGTGCCTTTATCGTCGACCCCAACGTTTGGTTCGCCACCCCGCAGCTGCCTGAAGCCAAAGATAAGAACCAGAACGTGTTCGTTGTGGAAGGAGGCTTCGTCACCCGGGCTTACCTGATTGAGGTGATCCCCTCCTGGTTCATGCACAAGAACAGTGCCAGCCGCAAGGCCAACACCGCCGGCAAGGTCGACCAGGATACCGCCGGCAACAACGCCTACGGCGGGATCGTGGGCGTGCGCTGGGACCAGTGGAAGCTGAAATACAAGCGCCGGATGTCGATGGAAGTGACCCGGTTCGCCAACTCGGATTCCTGGGAAATCGTGGCCCTGACCCGCTGGGGCCTGGGACAGCGGGATACTGTGGCTTCGGCCGAGACGTATTACGTCGGCGTCTAATTCAATCGGACTCAAAGTTGAGGGGGCGGCGTTCCATCCAAAAAAATGGAACGCCCGCCCCGCTCGAAAAGGAGATTTGATATGGGATTGCTCACTTACCCCCGGTCGATTCGACCCAATTCTGGAACCTTGATCTTTGGCGTGGGCAGCGGCAGCGGAGCTACTCTGACCCAGTTGTACAAGATGGGCGCCGCAGCCGCTCAGTTGCTGGACTTCCGTGCCCGGGCAGACACTGCATCGGGCAGTGATGCCCGCATCCTGTATGCCCGGATGCACCAATACGGGGCCGGCGGCGGCGAGGCCGTGCGCGCTTATACCTTCGCCCAGCATGCAGCCACCGCCACCGGCGGCACGCTGAATGGGCTGCATGCCTCGCTGAGCATTGCGACTTCGAGCGCCATCTCCGGCGCAGGGAACGCGATCCGCGCCACCCTGGAAGCCGCGAGCGCCAGCCGCACCCTGGGCGGCACGCTGTCGGTCATCCAGGTCGATAGCAATATCGGCGCAAGCAACACCGTCCCGGCAACCTCGGCCTTCCTGCGCTTCACCAACACTGGCGCAGTGGCGCTGAACAACCTGCTCAACGTCCCGGTGGTGGCCTCGGGCGGCATGCTGGCCGCGCACGTCACCGACGCTGTGACCCATTCCATCCGGATCATCAGTGCGGACGGCACGAAATACTACCTGATGGCCACCACCACGGTCAGCAACCGGACGGGCGGCGGGTAATGGCGGCGATCACTCGCGAATATCTCAACCAGAAGCGCCAGGCATATTTGCAGCAACGCAATATGATCGACGGCGCCCTGATTGCCTTGGATGAAATCGAGGCTGAACTGTTTCCTACCCCCTTACGAGGGCCAGAGGATGCCTTGACATTGGACGAATTAGGGCAAACCATAGGCGCGGCTGAGATTGGCGAGCCGCAGAATATTGGTGAAAGTGGGGTCGGTCCTACCGGCCCCACCCACCAGGAGGTTAGATCATGAGCGGTGTAATATCGGTTATTCCCCTGATTGGCACGACCGGCAGCGGCGGGTCGGCAGGCGTGGCCACCATCAAAGCAGCCCGGGCAGTGAACGGCCTGCTATATGGGGTCATCGAGGATAAGGGGGACCTGGAGGATGGCGTCGACCTGACCCTATCGGTGGTCAACAGCGAAACGGCCGTCACCCTGCTGACCCTGACCGACGCCAACACGGACCAGGCCCAGTTTTATCCGCGCGGAAATTCGTGCGGGGCCACGGGCGCCAGCAACGCGGACGGGCTGATCATGCTGCCGGTGGTGGGCGTGCTGCAACTGGCGGTCGCCCAGGGCGGCACCACCAAGACCGGCGGCGTGTATGCGCTGGTGATGGAGTAAACAGAATGAGAAAAGTGCGATTTACCCGTGGATTTCGGGGTGTGGCCACCAACGAGATGTATTTCGAGGCCGGCCAGGAATGGGAGTTTGACGATGACGCGGCGGCGCAGTTGGTGAAAGAAGAAGCGGCT